TTTTTACAAGAACAATCATCACTACATTTTTGAATAAATGATGCTTGCAATAAAATATCTTTTACCGTATCTCCAGCAATGGAATGAAGACCATCAACTGAATAACCATCATTTAATAAAACCTCGTAACCTTCACCGCTAACTTTATCAAGCATAAAAGCATAAACATCTTTGTTGCTTTGTATTAAGTTTTTAATTACTTTGCTCATATTTACCTCTACTGTGTCTATTAATTAATCGCATAACTTGCTGCGATGTGTGTATAATATCAACAACAGATAACCATGTCAAGTATTATTTATACATTTATTGAAAATAATTATGAAAATATCAGAACACCAAGAACAGGTCATGCTAATCACATGGTTCAGAATGCAATACAAGCAATACAAGTATCACTTATGGGCGATTCCTAATGGTGGATCACGGCACATAGTCACGGCAGTTAATTTAAAGGCAGAGGGAGTGCTTGCCGGAGTCAGCGATCTATTCTTAATGATTCCTAATAGTAAGTACCACGGAATGTTTATTGAGATGAAGGCAAAGGCTGGCAAAGTGTCAGATAGCCAAAAAGAGTTTATGGCAGCAGCTAGTTCAATGAACTACTTGCCGGTTGTCTGCTATGGTTTTGATGAAGCTAAGACCGCAATCACAAATTACTTGCATGAAATAAAAAATTAGTTTATTGTGATGGTTAGTGGTATCAATAATGGCTTGGACAAGAAGTCGTGATTATTGATGCCTCTGGTATCAGGGTTGTTATTTAGGTGCTTGTCCCACCTATCTAGCAGCCCTTTTTTTTGGAGCAAAATTATGGAATGGTTTAGACACGACAGCAATGCAAACCTTGATGAAAAACTACAAGAGGTATTGCTTGATTATGGATTAGAAGGTTACGGATTGTATTGGTATTGCATTGAGTTGATTGTAGGTAAGACATCGGCAGACAACATTACATTTGAGTTAAAGCACGATGCTAGGGTTATTGCTCGCAATACTGGATCAAGCCCACAGAAAATAGAAGAGATGATGAAGCGTTTTATCTCTGTCGGTTTGTTTGAGAACAATGATGGAAAGATTACTTGCATGAAAGTAGCGAAGCGTTTAATGAGTTCAGCTACCAGCAATCCTAAGATGCGCCACATGATACAAGACATTAAGCTACAGTATGATACGGTAATAGACAGCATGAGTCATGACGGCATCATGACGGCATCAGATTTCATCACGGCAGAAGAGAATAGAATAGAAGAGATTAGATTAGATAAGAAAGAAAAGACTATAAAGACAGAAGTGCTTGAGGACTATTTTGAAGACTTCTGGTACAAGTACCCAAAGAAAGTAGGTAAGGAAGCTGCACGTAAGGCATGGAATAAAGCAAACCCTGACATAATAAAAGTAATTGATGCTATTAACTGGCAACGAGAAACTAAACAATGGCAAGCAGAAGACGGTAAATACATTCCTAATCCTGCTACATACTTAAACCAAGGTCGCTGGCAAGATGAAGCACCTGTACAAGAATCACCATTCTAGGAGTTGCCATGATTGAAACTGACAAAAAAGCATTTAAAGACATGGTAAACGCAGTCTTTACTATTTATGGAAAGCCACTACCAGAGAAAGAGATGCTGAGGATCTGGTGGCATAAGCTAGAACGATATGATTTTAGCGCAGTAGGTCGTGCATTTGATAAGTGGACAGACACACCAAACAAGCTACCACAACCTGCCGACATAGTTCAGATGTGCAAGCCAAGGGAAGCTGAATATCATGCGCTGCCAGCTCCAGTTAGTATTGCTGATAACAAAGCAAATGTTGAAAAGCTAAACAAGTTTATTGCAAAAGAAATCAAACCAAAAGATGACTTTCATGGTTGGGCTAAACGAATATTAAAGACTCCTCAAAACTTTCCAGAGATGTCAGTAGATGCTGCACGTAAATTGCTAGGAGAAAATTATGCGGTGGGTTGAACAAGACAAGTACCACATTAGCTCTGGATCGTGGACTATAGCAAAATACTTCTCGCCTACCGGCATCAAGTATGGTCTTAGCCAGCGCAATAAAAACTTAGGGTACTTTGACACATTGGAAGCAGCTAAAAGAAAAGCTAAGTAATTCTTGCATATTTTATACAGCGTGATATATAATAATTCTATCAACGACAGAAAGGATTATTAATGACGCACACAGAGTTAAAAGAACTACGCACTAAAACAGGGTTATCACAGAAAGAATTTGGGATTAAGTTGTTTAAGACTAGGGATAGCATTGCCAAGTACGAGTCCGGCAAGTTTACGATCCCTGCTTACATGGACATTTTAGTAAAGGCTGTATTTAGTGACTGAAATTACCTGTAATGAATTTATAAGGCGCATGAAGGCTGCTGGGTTCACAGGTAAATTTAGGGCAACAGACGGAACTAGAGTATTTACTGGTGAAATAAAGCAAGACAAAATAGAAACGGTGAAAGTGGCTACATCTCAAGAGTCACGCAGAAAGATAAAGGATATGTTTCATGGAAGTTAAAAACTTTAATATAAGCAGTAGCAATCTGCCTTACTTGTTTGAAAAAATTAAAGCACTAGATTTATCACAAGGATATGTGGCTAACGTAACAATCAAGTCACACACTCGTAACTTAGAGCAAAATGCTAGACTATGGAAGCTGTACGGTGCGCTTGGCGAGTATATTGGCGAGTCACCAGACAAGGTGCATGAGCTTATGGGTTGGAAGTTCCTACGCAGTCAGTCTGTAGTCAATGGCGAAACAATTGAAGTCATTAAGAGTACGACTAAACTATCTACCGCAGAGATGGCTGATTACCAACGGCATATAGAACTTTGGTCTGGAAGTATCGGATTTGTATTTAATGAGAACATATAATGAACTATTTAAGCGTATGTAGTGGAATAGAAGCAGCAACAGTAGCATGGCATGACATGGGATGGAATCCAGTTGGATTTTCAGAGATTGAGAAGTTTCCAAGTCAATTGCTAGAACATCATTATCCAAATGTTACTAATTATGGTGACATGACAAAATTTAAGGAGTGGAATATAAATGAACCAGTCAACCTTTTGGTCGGAGGAACACCTTGCCAATCATTTTCCGTTGCCGGACTCAGAAAAGGTTTGGCAGACCCTCGTGGAAACCTCATGCTTACCTACCTCGCAATGGCTGACCACTTTAAACCCAAATGGCTTTTATGGGAGAACGTACCAGGAGTACTCTCTAGTAACGGAGGACATGACTTCGCAGCCTTACTTCAAGGGATGGCTGAACTCGGGTATGGGGTCGCCTACAGGGTTCTTGACGCTCAACATTTCGGAGTGCCACAAAGGCGCAGACGTGTGTTCGTTGTCGGATGTCTTGGAGATTGGAGAAGTGCTGCCAAAGTACTTTTTGAGTCCGAAAGCCTGTGTGGGGATATTACGCCGAGCAGAAGTAAGGGGCAAGAAATTGCCAATTGCCTTACAAAAAGCCCTGCAAGCCACAGCAGCTACAATCCAGCAAGAAGTGAAGGAAACGCTGTAATTGCACCATACAATACAGCCGGGACATTACTAGCTAGAGATTACAAAGGTATTGATAGTTATGATTATTCAAAAATGGCAGTAACCTGGCCAGCAGAAATAGCATCAACATTAAATGCTTCATTTGGCTCTAAACTTGGACTTGAGAATCAACACATCAATAGTGGTGCGCCATTGTTTGTTCCAGCTCAAGCTCATGCTTTTAAAGTGCGTGGTGGATGTGCTGGTGGTGGTAAAGGTTATTTGGGTAGTGATAACACAGCCTTTACTTTAAGCACAGTACAAGATCAACAAATTGCTGTAGCGTGTGATATGTATAATGGAACTGTTCAAGGAGAAGTTTCAACTACAATAACAACAACAGGTGGAGGTGTTTCTTCCGGTCCATCAGTTATGCAAAGTATGCGTGTTCGTAGACTAACTCCTATGGAATGTGAAAGATTACAAGGTTTCCCAGATAATTATACTAATACACCTACATCAAGTGACAGCACACGCTATAAAGCGTTGGGTAACTCAATGGCTGTGCCAGTAATGAAATGGATTGGTAATAGGATTAACAATGTCTAAAATCACACAGTCAGCTAAAGGCGAGAACTGCACGGTCAGAATTATTGGCTATTGCAATGGCAATCCGGAAACAACCGTTTTGGCGCATTTAAGTGGTATTAGGTATGGACACGGTACTGGACAGAAAGTAAACGACCTGCACGGTGCGTATTGTTGCTCTGGATGCCATGATGCGATAGATGGTAGGGTAAGAACTAACCACACAAGAGATGAATTAAAGTTATCGCACCTAGAAGGTGTTATTGAAACGCAACTAAGATTGATTGAGAAAGGTTTATTATGATTGTCTTTCGTAAAAAAGTAGATGCATGGGTAGTAACAGCTAGGGATTCAGAATGTCAGATTATCCACATTGGTAATTACCAGACCCAAGAAGAAGCCAAGGCAGCAGAGCAAGCATATAGAGATAAAAGAATAGCAGAGGCATACGCACAACAAGAAGCAAAGCTAGATAGGTTGGCAAAAGAGATGGTTGCTAGATATAACGTCTACCTAGAGTTTTGCGTATTACCTAAAACGCTAACAGACATGAAGCAACAATTAGATGCCGATAAGAATACTGCATCCAACACGATTAAGAGTTTAATGGCTAGAGGCTTTATGAAAAGCATTGTTGTTACCGACACCGGAACACGTAAGTACTACAGCTTTGTCACTACTAAGCTAATGAGCTACGAGGATGCATTAGAGTATGTGTCACCTAAGAAATACAAAACTAAAGTTAGCGAAAATACACCAACGATAGAAGGTGCTAGGGTAATTAATTTTGATGACAGGAAATTAAGTAGCTTATATATGAATCAACGTGCAATAGACAGGGCTAATATGAAATCACCTAAGAACCACGTAAGCGGTTCAACAATGTCAGCGAGTGACTGGTAATGAGCGTACTAGACATCCAACACGGTGGCAACCACTACAAAGGCTTTGCAATACAGCCAGCAAAGTTTTGCTATTACAATAACATTCCATACTTAGAGGCTACTGCAATCAAGTACCTTTGTCGGCATAGGAATAAGAACGGTCTTGAGGACTTAAAGAAAGCGATGCATTTTATTGAGATGCTGATAGAGTTTGAGTACTCTCAAGAACCCAGCCATGAAGACATTATGAAGAATGTAACTCCATAACTGGGTATATACAACGTATATACTATCGTGTCATTATATAAGCGGTTACTTCAAAGCCATAGCGCATTTCACTTACTGCTGGAGATGTCCACATGATTAGATTCCTTTGTTTTATGTACACGTCATTGTGTATATGTACGAATTATGCTCTTTTTTAGACACGTTACCATAGTTAAAACCATTAAAAGTGATATATTGACCACGATTGATTAGTATGGTAAAGTCACGTAACGATTTATAGTAGTGCGAGTCTGCATTACTCTTTTATTCCAGCGACTGTACATCGCTAGAAAGCAATCACAGCCCCTCTGACGAGATAGGGTGGACTCCGAGGTAGTCCAGTTGCGAGAACCTCCTACTTTTTAAGGGAATAACTATGGCAAGAGGTTTGTTAGACACAAAAACTACTATTGGCACAGCCAAAGAGATTGCTGACAACACCAAGAATGCCATTGATAACTATTCTCTAGGAGC